AGTGCAGTGTTTTAAGTCTTTCTAATGGGGTTATGTATGTATTGCCGTTTAAGGGCGTTCAGAAGTCTGGTCGCTATAATACGACATCAACAAACTCCCGTTGTAGGACAATCGCGGCACATCTTGTTGGAGCCAAATACAATGTGGCAATGGGTGATGACTGTGTTGAAGATTATTGCGAAGGAGCTTTGGCTAAATACAAAGCCATGGGACTAAAACCCAAGTTTTACGAAAAGATGGATTCGTCCTTTTCTTTTTGTTCTATGGAGTTTCTGCCTGGGCATGTGTTTAAGCCAGAGAACTACGCTAAAGGTCTCTTCAATTTGTTGGAGTTTGTTCCAAGTGTTCACAGTCCATTGCAGTCGCGCTTTCAACAATTCAGACAAGACTTTAGGCATATGCCAGAGTTTGTCACCGCCGTTGACCGTTTGCTGAAGCAGGTGGGTTGGTACCTGCAAAATAGCAAGCAAGAGATAGAATTAGATGGTGAATGCACGAACACGAGCAGCCCGCAGGGCTGCTACAACACTGTTTAATCGTCGGGGTAATGGCATTGGCGCACCACGATTTGTCGTGGCGCGCCAGCCGCAAAGGGCCCCAGGAACGGGGCTGAGCAAGTCAGCACGACGTCGCAGAGCAGTAGCTAATGGTAATCATATGCTTCCGCCTACGACTTTGGCGACTCATGTTACGGCACCCGTTTCTATGGGCTATCGCCCTGGACCCATGGGTAAACCTGTTATGACGAAGTCAGCCAATGGACCTATGATAATTTGTCATAAGGAATACGTCACTGACGTCATCGCAACAGCTGTTTATACTCCGGTCTCCTTTAATATCAACCCTGGATTGGCAACTTTGTTTCCATGGTTGTCTACGGTTGCGTCGAGCTTCGAGAAATACAAATTCCGTTATTGTCGGTTTGTGTACGAACCCGAATGCTCAACTGCGACTGGTGGCAGCCTTATGATGTCAGTCGATTTAGATGCGTTGGACCCGATGCCTCTTTCTAAAGTGGCCATCATGGCTGTGAAAGATGCGCAGCGAAGTCCGTTGTGGAGTTCTTGTGTGACTATGATTCCTGAAAGTGTTGTAGAGCTGTACGTGCGCTCTGGTAATCCTCCCACTACGTCTGATCTTAAGACGTATGACGCTGGGAAGTTGACAGTAGCGACGTCAGGCGCAGCACCTGCGGGACCCGCAGGAGAGTTGTACGTTGAGTATTGTGTTGAACTTCATGTTCCACAATTGCCCGTTGACACTCCGGCATCGATGATAGCCCGCCCCGCAACTACAGTTTCAAATACGAATCTGTTTGGAGCGACAGGAGCGAGCACTAAGATCCGCGGTAGTCTCCAAGTTTCCTTTCTCACGAATACGTTTTCTATTGCGTGTGATGCTGGTAGCGCGTTTAGTGTGATCTTCGCTGCTATTTATACAGGAGGACCCGTAACGGCTATGACGGCAGACGCGACGGTTGGAACGATTAGTGAGCTAATTGACTCGCCCATCTTTAACACGAATACCGTGACTGATGTACTGGCTTTTAATGTGGTTACTACGGATATAATACCGTCTGGAATTTTAGCTGGGCGTACAGGTGTATCGATAACATATACGATCACTGCTACGACCTTGGCTTCTATAGCGGCTAATTCGTTCACCATCATTATTACCCAGATTGAGCCTAACCTTGCTCTGCCATGAAATATGGTTCGTCTTTGAGGACAAATAAGACGTTAAAGAATAACCGCAAGGCCGT